ACTGTCAAGTCAAGTAATGTTGACTTACATTCTTTTGATGCTCTAAACAAAACCATTCGTATAAACTCTTTGTCATTAAGCAAATCAAAAGGGCAACCTTTCAAAGTAAAAAGAATGTGTTTCATTATACCCATTCAGGTTTACGATTAGGGAGTCGAAGGTAGTTGTCCTTGACCCAAGGTTTAGATGAGATGTACATCTTGTAAGCAGTGAAGATATCAATGCTTGTATCATACTTAAACTCATCAGGTCCAGCAAATACAAAGGGTGTTGTATCCTTTCCACTGCGACCTTGTGGGTCTGCAGTAGGAAGTATCCCCTTTGCTGCTAGAAGGGTCTTCTGGCAGGTGTGGACCTTACCATAACGAGCAGTATACTCATCACACATAGCAAGTCCATGAGCAAGCAACCACTGCCAGTTAGTCACAAATTCATTCGCCCACTTAGTACAGGGATGATTACGAAAGGCACCTTTCTCAGTAGCATAGGGAGTACCATCTGCTCTAGGAAGAGTGCCAAAGTTATGTCCCCATTTGTCAGAGCACACAATAGCAAGCATCTGACAAGTCTCTAAGGGCATCTTGACAATGTGCTTATCAGGAAGAACCCTGGCAGATTCCCAAGGACTGGGAGAGGTCACAAAGATATTCATAACAATTTAGATAATGAAATCGCTAGTAGGAATGTCAACATTATAACCACATCCCATGACTTTGTCCTAATAAAGTAAGGAATCGAAATGAGATCAGCTATAAAGTGTGTGGTCACTCCGACCATAACATTAACATGAAGGACAATAAAATAGGCAATGATCACCAGACCACTACCTACAATCCTCATACAAATATCAACCGAAGGTCGAGTCAGGTTCAAGTGCAATATAGTAGGTGACATCTTGATTTTGATTGATGAAACGGGAAAGGAGTTTCTCAGACACAACTACATCGTAGTTACCAGGAACAATCTTCAGATTTTCTTCTTTAAAGTTGAATACAAACTCAAGATCAGTCTCACCAACAACGATCTCAAAGTAGTTTGAAGTATCGTTCTTCTTGTCTCGCGTAACAAGTTTGATTACGCCAGATTCACCAATAACAGAAATGTCAGGAACTTGATAGACAGATGCTGCCTTCTTGAGTTGTTGAAGGTCTTCAGCCTTCATAACAAAACACACATCCTCGGAAGGGAGTGAAATTTCCTTTTCAGGAGGTGCAACAATCACAGATGGATCTGCAAAGAAGAACTTAGAACGTCGTTTTCCCTCACGGATAACAACATACTCATTGTTCTTGAAATCCAACTCAGGACTTTGGTGGAGACTCAGTCCATTAAGGAACTGGTTAAGGTCATAGATGCCAAAATCCTTTGGAAACTCTTCACTAATGTTTGCTTCAACCAGAATGTTCTTCATCACAGAGATAGAACGCAATTTAGTTCCCTGTTTGAAGAGAATAGATTGGTTGATAGAAGAGAAGTTCTTCAGAAGGTTGACAGTGTTTTCACTCAGTTTCATATTCATTGATTGTAGGTCTCAGTTGGGTTGTTCTTGTCGTTGAAGTACATCAGAAGTACAGCATAATGCATAATTTTCAAAATGTCACGTCGTGCGGTTCCCTTCTTATCATATCGGGATGCATACTTGAGGATGTTGCTACGACAGAAAGCTTCACCATCACCACAAGATTCGATAAGATCTAGAGTTTGAATCTGATCGGAAGAATAGTGTTGATTGTAAGTTGCCGTAATGTAATCAGTGAGTTCCTTGAGAATCTCATTCTCATTGTACTTCCACTGTTTTTGTGCTGGAGAGTTCAGATTAACATCCCTTAAGGTGATATGATCATCACCCATTTTACCAGATACTGAGGAAGACCCAAATGCAATTGAGTCGGAAAAATTTCCCCCAGGAAGACCAGATCCAGAAAAAACAATAGGAGGATCTGAACTTCCAGGGTCAATAAAACTCAATGTGTCAGGAGAACTAGTAGGAGGGGTACTAGCAAAACTAAAACTTTCCCCATCCAAACTCCAATGAGGATTACCAGTCAAACTAACTCCATCATTTTCCCAAAATTCATCATAGTCTTTACTTGTTGCTGTAGTGATCATTGAATCATCTCCATAAATTTCATCATGTAAAAGTGACCAAGCATTTATCATATATTGTATCAGACTTCCTCCTCTTGGTCAAGTTGGAAATCTACATCAACCTTGTCATACAGTTCCATGAACGAGGACTTGGTTTCATCATCAAAACGATTAGTACAGACCTCAAGTGCTTTTTTCTTATCAACGAAGATAGAATAAGCCCGAATCACATGAACCAGACGACGAGTAGAAATGACCTCTTCGATACCACCATCATAGAAGGTCTTACGAATAATGTCAGCCCAATCAGTCAGACGCTTGCAGAAGTCAGGGGCGACCACTTTGAGTTCACGAGCAACACCCTCAAGAATCTTGAGTTCTGTTGATGGAGTCGGATACTCCTGTTCAAAGGTAACAGGGAATCGTTCCAAAAATGCTTCGTTCAGAACATTAGTACCGATGAATCGTCCATCCTCAGAACCCTTACCTTTAGTATTAGCGGTAGCGAATACATTGAAACCTTCCTTAGGTTGAATGAACTTACCAATCTTCTTGAGGAATACACCCTTACCCTCCAGGATAGATTGAAGACACAAGATTTTGTTAGATGCTAGGTCAACTTCATCTAGAAGAAGAACTGCTCCGCGTTCCAGAGCTTCGATGACTGGACCGTTATGCCAAACAGTTTCACCGTTAACCAGACGGAAACCACCAATAAGGTCATCTTCGTCAGTCTCGATAGTAATGTTGACACGAATCAGTTCCCTTTTAAGTTGGGCACAGGCTTGTTCAATACCAAATGTTTTACCATTTCCTGAAAGACCCGTGACAAACGTAGGGTAAAAAAGACGGGACTGAATAATTTTTTTAATATCTTTGAAGTTACCAAACTGGACGAAGGTATCATCTTTCTGAGGAATCAAGTCTTGAACAATAGCAGGTTGTGCGGAGGGAGATTCATAAGTCTCTTCTAGTTTTTCCTGAACACTCAAGTTCCATTTGCCACGACCAGTTTTAAAGTCATTTAGTTTTTTAGTGATAGTCACATAGTTGTGACCGTTCATTGCACACCATGCACGAATATCAGATGTTGTAATGTTGTTACCGTAGAGAGACTGAAGAGAGGTGGTGACGTATTCAGTGGAGAGTGCCATAGTGGTTTGTTTCAACAAAATCATTATAAAGGATTAGAGGGAATCAGACATCCCCTCTTGGGACAGTTCGTCAACTGGTCAACAGACCAGATCCATGAACTGACTTAACACTTTTTTATTTAGAGCCTTGGATTTAAGATTCTTAGCAAAAGCGGACTTAATCTTAGCTTTAGTTGCCCCCTCCTCAACTTCAAACTCAACATCATTAGAGAGGGACTGGTCAACCATCAAGAAATAAGAATCATAACCAGATGTTTTAAGTGAGAAGAACTTATCTTTCCTGACTGATTTGGCGGAATCTTCACCAGTGTAACGGCGAACCATTGAGTTGATGTCACGAACTCCAGCAAGTCTGATACCGATGAAGTTAGTATAGGGAAACGACTCTTTCAAGTCACTCAGAAGAAGTTCAGTAAACTGATAGAAGTAATCACCAATCTTGTAAGTATGTCCAGTCTTACGATTACGAAGGTAAGAATGACCACGGGTCAGATTAGCTGTTCCTTCCTTTTCACCATACCTTTCAGAGTACCAAGGTTTACAATATGAAAGATGATTTGCCTCACCATCAGTCAAGATAACACACTGAACTTTCTGAAGATCATAATTCTTTTGAAACTGGGGAATAATCTGATTAAGGCATACAATTGCCTCATTCAAAGGAGTACCAGACAAACCATAACCTGCAGGAATCTCATAATTAGTCCAACTATTCATGTTGAAAACAATTCTCCAAATATTCAACATCTGTTTCTCAAGTTCCTTTCGTTTGACACCACCAGTCAAAAGATTGAGGAGATTGAAATCCTTGTGAATAAAGAGTTTATTCAGTTCCCAATCCATTGATTGATTTTCTCCCTTTTCCTCCTCCCTATTCCAGAGATAAGAGTTAGTGAAAGCATAGACATCAAAGGGAATATTACACTTGTTACAGAACCATACCAGATTAAACAATTGTTTGATTGTGTCGAGAATACAACCACCCATCGAACCAGACCAGTCAAGAATGAAGATAAGACCATGATTCTGACCGTCAGGAATAACACTGACTTTACGAAACAAGTCTTCGTTGTACTTATAGGTATGGAGTTTAGTGCAGTCAAGAACACCAGTTTTGGATACAGTAGCTCGAGCGTATGCGTCAGCTGATTTCTTACACTCAAACTCCTTGACCAGATAGTTTACCTCACGTTGAGATGACTTCTTGAACTTTTGATATGCCTCATCAGCACGACTGAAGTCAGATTTGTGTTCGGTAACCTTACCAGTCCATTCATCAGTATGTTTTAAAGGCATGGACTGAAGTCGCCAGGATAAATCAAGCTCCTCATGAATTCTTTTGTTGGTGATAATGATGTTGTCAAGATTGACCTTAGGAACTTCAACTTAGATATTGTCGATACCATTATCAAAACCACAAAGTTCACAGATACCATCCTCAAATGCTTTATCAGTGGTGACTTCAGGTTCACCACTTTCCTGATCTAGTTGATTGTCAGTATCTAGTTCTTGATTCTCAGATTCACGTTTGTCCGCTTCCTCAAGCATCTCCTCATGAGTCATCTCATCATTACTAGAAGAACTCTCAGGACTATCCATAGAGTCACCAGGTTTACCGTTAGGAGTCTGTTGTTGAGGTTGTTGATGTTGGTCAGTGGAAGGAGTCTCAGTTTTGCAATAATTGTAAACCTCTCGTGCAACTTCACAAACATCCTCAAAGGTATCAACATTATCAACTTTCGTAACTAAGATATTTTCTTCATAAGTATCGAAGGGGATGTCAACAAACTTACCAATCTTATAGTATAGATTAATACGGTCAGCCAGATTCATCTTCTTTAGGTCCTGGTCACCAATACAGAAGAAATCCTCCTCAGATAGTTCCCTGTACCCTTTGTAGAAACTTTTGGCAAGACCAGGATATCGATACTTCATCTTCTTCTCGATACGAGCATCTTCTACAATATTGACAAAGGAGTGGGGAATATCTTTCGGTGGGTCTACATTGGGAGTATAGAGTGCGTGTCCAACTTCGTGACCAACCAACATATCATAAACAGAGTTAGATGCACGTTTCCACTTGGGAAGAGTCAGAATACGATTATCAACATCAAACTGAGCCGTCATCACTTCTCGGTTTTCAACCACAATGTCCTCAGTGGCGAGAAGTTTGGCCAGTTGTGACTTGATTTCGTAATTGACTGTCATGGGCGGTGTTTTCCTGATGTACTTATCATACATGAGACCTGACCCCATGAATCCAGATGAGGACAGTTCCTCAACTGGTTGGCAGACCAATCCCCGCCATCTCTGACGGGGACTTCGGTTTAAACTCCTTAAGTAGTTTAGTTGATTTTAATCTTCTGTAAGGATGTGTCTACAGAACCTCCTTGCTGTGTGGTCGATGATGCCACATTCTGAGATACACTGGAAATAATCGGACACTTGACTATACTTGTCTCCAATACTGTTTTTTTCGTCCCATTTCCAAGATGCTAACTCATTATGAGATACCAAGTTGTGCATGTTGAACTCCGTCTCACTGTATTATATAGACAAAATGTCAGAACTTCATGACATTTGGTAAATTTTTAATCTAACTTCACAAATTCTTTACAAAAAGAAACCCTCTTGAGTTTCCTCTTGAGGGCTTGTCTCCTGGCTTTTGCCTGTCTGAGAGCTTGGGGTTTGAGTTTTCGTTTTTGTTCTTTGTTTGAGTGGTGTTGCCAATTTGGTTTATTCATTATTCTGTTGGAGTACCCTGTATCATACGACTGAAACCCTTGTCCTTAGTAAAGGACTTGACGCTTTCAAATTTGTCCTCAAGTCCTGACTTGTGTGATATGACAAATATGTTTGCATCTTTAATAACAAATCTGATAATTTTTAAGAATTCATCTGTACCAAATCCATCCAAAGAACTGTCAAAGACTTCATCCATAATCAGAAGATTAGTATTGACAGAGTTCTTAAACCTAGCGACTTCCCTCCAGGTAAACAAGAGTGCTAGGTCTATTCTCATTTTCTCTCCTTCAGAAAAAGATGAGTAGGTAAAATCTTCGTGAATAGGAGTTTCGATGGTCTCTGAGAACTCTTCATCCAACTTGAAGTTGATGTAGAAGTCCATCATTTGTAGATACTTATTAACCTGTTGGTTGATAAGAGGAAGATATTTCTTGACGATTTGAGATTTTACTCCACCGTCTTTGAGGAGACTATAAGTGAAGTCATGGTAGGAAATACTCTCCTTTACCTCAACAAGTTTTTCGTATGTTTCTTGAAGACTTTCTCTAAACTCTTCTAACTTTTCATGTTCAGAATTTCTGTTCTGTATCTGATTGGTAAGTGTTTGAATCTCAGATTCAATTTGTCTGATTTGTTTTTGACAACTATGGATCTGACTATTGTTAGAAGTGATGCCATTAAGTAGATTACTGATGTCTCCAGAAATAGAATTAAATTGGGACTCCCTCAACTCTTCGTCTTTAATTGCCCCGAGAAGTTGTTCATACCCCTCCTGCAACTCTTTGGCTTTATCTTGTGAAGTCCTAATTCTATTTACACGGATAGACTCTTCTATTCCCTGACCACATGTAGGGCATACCGTATTATCGTTAAAAAACTTATGGTCCTTAACTAATGTTGAGATTTTTTGAGAAATCTTACCTTTGATATTTCCATATTCCTTAAGTTTATCCTTATATCCATCAAACTTCAAAAGATTACCTTTGAGTGTTTCAATTTCTGAGTTAAGACCACCATTCCTATTCATATAGGAGTTCTCTTCAGTAAGCAAAAATGAAATCTTTTGTTCCTTTTGATTAATATCTTCTTGACTTTTTGACTCTAATTGTTGGATAAAATCTTTCTGCATCTCAACCTTATCCTTGAGCGATTGTCTCTTTAACTCAAAAGTTCTTGATTCATCTTTCAGACTACGAATCTTCTCCTTGAGAAGAACACTCATAGAGGAGAAGATCTTGATGTCTAAAAGTTCTTCTACGACCTCTCTACGGGATGCCTGAGGGAGTTGCATGAAGGGCACGAAGGAACTACTACCCAAGATGACAATCTGAGTAAATGACTTATAATTCATCTTCAGAACATTCTGTTCCAACCACTTTTGTTGGTCGATTGCAGAATGTTGTTGATCTAAGAGTTCTCCATCTCTATAGATCTTAAAAATATTTGGTTTGATTCCTCTCTCAACTTTCCACTGAGTCCCATTTACATTGAATTCAATATCAACAAAACAGTTCTTTTCATTGGTGGTATTGATGAGCTGAGCTTTGTTGATTTTACGGAATGCTTTACCGTACAGAACAAAGGTCAATGCATCAAGAACAGTAGATTTACCAGCACCATTTGACCCAATGATAAGGGTGGTGTTGTGGTCATTAAGGTTTAATTGTGTAGGTTGATTCCCCGTAGACAGAAAGTTTTTCCAGGAAATATTCTCAAAGATAATCACTAGCGTCGTCGGGAGGAATTACAATATCATTAGGGGTAATAATCGTATACCTGTGATCATGCATCTCACAGGTCTTGATCATTATATCATCTTCTATTTCTAACACATTCATATGAGGATAGTCAAGTTCTTCCAGTTGCAGGGAATATCTAGTAGCATCATCTTCTTCTTGGAAAATATAGAGAACCTGTTCTCCGTCCTCATCTATTACTGAATATGCACCATCTTTTTCGTGGCCTGCAACTGTAATTATAAACATTAGATCACTTCACATGCTTCCTGATATACATCTCTGATTACTCTCTGGATTTTAGATTTATCTAGACTGACTTCAGATTCTTCAATATATCTATTCAAGATGGAAAGAGTATCTTCAGTTTCAACATCAATCAAAGAGTCTTCATTACCGTACCATCCACCAAACTCAAAGTTCTCAACAATCTTCAGATCAGCAACACCGACACTGTAGAGTTTATCAATAAATTTTTCAAACTGTTTGACATCGCTCTTTTGTTTGACAATGACCTTGACAATCATATCCTTATATGGAGTAGCATCAAACATCTGATAATCACTGTCCTCATAGTAAATGTTGTGGAACAGTTGATAAGGATTGTTTACTGGATAATGTTCATGAGTTTCTGTATCAAGGATGGTGAATCCTCTCCGATCACCGACATCTGTCCAGAACATCTCGTATGGATTTCCCAGGTAGAAGACCCGTCCATCATCCGATCGAGTGTGATAGTGACCGCTAAAGACCTTGGTGAACTTTGAATATAGTTCGCTCTCGTGACCATGATCCATGACGATCTGTCGATTAACTCTAAATCCGTTGAGCTCAAGGTGCCCCATCGCGAATGGGCAAGTTGTCTTTTTAATAAGTTTGATAGTTTCTTTCTCATTATCTTCACATATCCATGGAATAAACAAGACACCAAGACCACCGATATTTACTTCGGTAGCTTTTGAATAGGGAATGACATTATCATACTCTGTAAGTAAAAGTTCCACAGAGTTGATTTCATTACTATTCTTGTAGTATGCGTCATGATTACCAACAATCAAGTGCATCTTAATCCCTGCTTCTTTGAGAGGGTCAAACACCACTCTCTTTGCCCACTGAAGTGATTTGAATTCAATACCTCTACGGCTGTCAAACGCATCTCCCAAGTGGATTACAGTATCGATTCCCTCTTTCTTCAGTGTGGGGAAAAAGACATCACGATAGAATTTTTCAAAATAATCGTGGAAAAGTTTGGAACCTTTTCTAGCACCGTAATGTGTGTCAGTAATGACGGCTACCTTTGTCATTGATAACGAAGTTTGGTGTGAACAGCATCTTTAATAGAATTGTACTCGGAGTAGTTCCCACTGTCAAGCTCGTTCGCATCGAAGACCTCATCAAAGTTGGTCTTCTCTAGAATCTTGTTCTTAATCTCCAGTTGTTTCTTTTCCTGTTGGATACGTCTCAGGAAAGCATAATAGATGATTTGAGTGAAGTAAGCAAATGGGTTCTTAGATTTCTCAGGATTGAAATTATGAACATATCTTACACAGTTCTCAATGCCATCACAAATCATATCATCTTTGAACATATAGTTCACAAAATTGGGTTTATATGATAAATGATTTGCAATCTTCAAAAAACACTCACCAATATATCTTGGGATTTGTGGTTTTGGTTGATCGTTGAGTTTTGCTCGTTCTACTTCTGCAAAGTAGTTCTCAAGTGCGTTTAAGAACTCTTTATTATTAACATAATGTTCTGATTTCTTGGGTCTTGCCATAGTTCCATAATTGTGATTGACAGCCATATAATAATAATCTTTACTGATAATATTATATCAGATTCATAAGGAGTTGACAATACCTTAAATTATCGATAGAATAGGTTTGTCCAGGATGAAAGGGAACCTTAGCTGTTATTAAAGAGTTTTTCTAAAACCTCTTTAGCTTCATGGACAGAAGATAGGTAACCCATCTTTCTATCTAGCTTAGAATAATTATTTTTATTTAATTTACGAACATAATCTTGATAGTATATAATCATTTCAATACTATTTGATTCAGACATTGTCATGACCTCATCCATATTTAAAATGAACATATCATCATCAGTTGTCTTCAACCAGGGTTCCATTGCATAGCCCCTCAATTTACCTCTTACTTTTAGTTCCTCTACAATAATTGGGTTGGACAAAATCAACAGTGTTCTATCATCTTCTTCAGAAGCTGCTACTTTAGAGAATATTTCTTCTCCTGATCTTAGTTTTATTGTAGCATAGAAATCGTCTTCTATTCCCATACACTAACTCCCTTTCTAGTCTTTTAAATTAATTGATATAATTTCATAATTGAATTGTTCTTGAACATATATTTTCACTCTTTCAATAAAATGATTCAGAGTGTAATTTTTTCTTGACCCCATAGTTGCATCATCTGCAATATCATAAAGTTTAGCTTTTACTTTATCTTTGCCTTTACGAAGGACTCTACCAATAGACTGTAGATTACGAATTCTAGACTTTGATGGAGAGGCAAATATTACATTGTGAAGGTTCTTAATGTTGATACCTGTGCTAAAAGTTCCAAAGGATGCAACAATGATAGCGTCTTTCTCTTCCTCTGTAATTTTTCTGACTTGCTCACGATCTTCTGCATCCACACCACCATGAATGAAGAAAACCTTTCTATCACTTGATACTTTTTTATTTATTAGATCATAAAGTATCGCTCCATGAGTCTCTACTCTGGTATAGAGAACTAGAGTGTTACCTTTTATATCAACTGACAAATTGGATATGAACTTATTTCGATTCTCATGAGATATCAGATACTTAATCTCATCTTCATATGTATCAAACTTTTGAGGACGATGTTTTAAGACCAGACACTGAATATCAAGTTTGGCTAGGTATCCTTCATCAATCAGTTTTTTAGTCTTTGTCACCTTATATGAAGGACCAAACAGTCCCTCTAAGACCCACTTATGGGTCTGTGTGCCGTCTAAAGTACCTGTGAACCCATATCTATACTTAGCGTGATGGCACTTGTCCATAATCCCTACTAGAGACTTACTTTTGAACAAATGAGCTTCATCACCAATAATAACATCATACTCTTCAAAGAAAGATCTATCCAGCTGATAAACCGACTGCCAGGTGGTAATGGTCACTTCGTTAGTATTGACTCTCTCACGACCTGCATAGATCCTGTGACAGTGATTTTCAGCATCCCATCCATAGTCCTGGAAATCTTTAAACATCTGTTCCACAAGTGATGTAGTGGGAACCACAAGTAGAACTTTTCTTTTTAGTCCAACATGAAATCTTACAACAGAGTAAATCATGAACGACTTACCTGATGCAGTTGGACTGATTAGTAACTTACGATTATATTTGAGAGCATCATGGATTGCATCAATCTGATAATCTCTTGGTTTGATTGGTGTAATAGATTTTATATAATCCTTCACACCTTCTTTGCAAACAAATTCATTAACCTCAAATGGAAGTCCATAAAACTTGTTATCTACAAATTCAAAACTATATCCTGAGTTTTCGCAGAATGCTATAACTTTATCAAGTAGACCAACATATATTCTCTTTGTTCTCATATCGAACAAATGAATTTCTCCGTTCCAATGCCTCCTCCGATACTGAGGCATAAACTTCATATTTGGAACTTCAAAAGTAAATTTATCTCTTAGTTCGTATTCAATATGTGGTTCCGTAGAGACCTTAAGGTAAACTTCGTTCACCTTCTCTATGGTCAAATCAGCCATAACCTATAGGTTTCACCTATAGGTATTTATTAGAGGTTATTGAAAGAATGATCCAAAATCATTCTCTGAAACTGGTCTCTCATGTGCCACATATGTTCTTGTTCTTCATGTGGTCTTGCTGGAGCACCTGGCCAATATTTAATAGTTTGTTGTACACAGTGATACATCAATCGAATATCTTCGATTTTCAAATACAATGTGTAATCGTATTCTTCGTAGTTTTGTTCTTCGTCCATTACCCCATTCCTGAACTAAACCTCATGAATTCGATCGCGTTCTTGATTTGATATGTCCTATTAGAAATTTGTTTGAGTATCTCTTCAATATATTTCAACATCGTATCATAGTAATCAATCTTCAATGATGAATTAGAAAGTTTTTCATCAGCATCAAGATACTTTTGCATCGTATCTTTGTCGCGAATCTTCTTAGGAAAAGGACTCTTCACATAAACCTCAGGGTCAGATTTACCAGAAAAGTATTCATACCTTTCGTGCCTGATATTCTTTCTTTGTTGTTCTGATTTCTTTCTTAGAAGAATCAGATTATTGTATAGATCATGATATTTTGCATGAAGCACGGGTATGTTCAATGATTCAGTATGTAAATTGTCAGGATCAATTTTGGAATCCTGTTCCCACATTTTCTGAATCTGAGGTAAGTCAATCATTAGCAACAATCGCCAGCACCTGGCTCAATAGTATAGATAGAATACTTAAATGATACCTGACATGTCAAGGCTTCAGCTTCAGATGTCTGTGCATTAAACTCAAGAGGACTTAAGTAGTAGGGAAACAGATCTTTGAATATAACTCTAAATGCTGGTTTTATCTGATTGTTATAAATTGTCAGAGTAGCATCTGAATAAATGCTGAGACCAACAGTGTCAACTGTAGCATCATCTTGTAAGTCATAAATCTGTTGAATATCCTCAGGGAAACCAAGTCCTCTCATCCACTTATCAATTTCTAAGTAATTTTGAAGTCCCTCATCAACCATGAATGTCAAAGTAAGATCTTCAAATGATAGAATCTCACCAGGTCTTGGAATGTTTTTTAGGTAGGTAGATTGAGCGACAACACCCAGGGTAAATCCTGGTACATTAATGACACTACCAAAGAAACCTACTGTAGGAGATCTTTCAACAGTAAACCCAAAACTATTTGGAATTAGGAAACTTCTATTTTCTGGTTGTGAAGTAGGAATAGCTTTTTTTGTTGGATCTCTATCCTGTCTTTTTCTTGTCGCCATCTATCGACACTCTTTTTTAGTATTTATCAGTAAGCATAAAAAAGACCCCCGAGATGGGGGTCTGAAAGGACAAGTGGGACATCCAGCCCCACAACATCCACTCATATCACATGAGGTTTGCAACAGAAACTCTTCTGTAGTAACGGTTGGAGTTAACACGGAGTCTTCCGAGTCCTTGAGTAACACCTTCAGCGAATGGGTTAGCGACAATCCCGTAACGGGTTTTGAAGCCAATTTTTGGCTGGAAGGAGTTCTCACCGACGGCACGAACCATCTGGAGAGGAACATAAGGACAATAGAATAGACCAGCGTCATAAGGCGAAGAACCCTTATAACCAACAACATAGTACTGGTTACCACCAGATGTGTTACTTGAAGTCAGGTTAGCGGCGTATGGGTCAATGTAGACCTTAAACTTACCGTTAATTGTACCAGCAAAGGTATTACCGGTGTCATCTACGTTCAGGTTGGAGTTCAGTGCTGGAGTGTAATCCAGGATACCAGCCATCGTAAGTGCGGAAGCAACGTCTGCGGAACACAGAACCATGTTGCCCTTCCCTCTACGAGTTCTTTGGGCGATCGCGTTAGCGTCTCTTTCGATTTGGAACAGAAGACCCTTGAACTTCTCAACGGACCAACGACCATTGGAGTCAACGTCCAGGTCGAAGACACCAGCAGTAGCGGTGTTAGAAACAGCGCCTTGTTCAGCAACCTTGTAGATTGTTCTGATGACTTCACGGTTGATCTCAGCCAGAATTTCTGTTGAGAGGATGTTAGCCAATTCGGCTTCAGCGTTCAGACCGTGGATAGCCTTAAGGTCTTGAGCCAGTTCTAAACTGTACTCAGCCTTCAGTGCTCTAGACTTAGCTGTAACAGTAACCTTCTCGATAGAGAAAGCCATCTGGTTGAAGGCATTGTTACCAGTGCCATCAAGATTCTCAGCGTCGTCGGTTCTCATACCACCACCGACATTATATGCGGTAGAGGTGGCGGAACCAACAGGGTTCAGAACAGCTGGGTTTGGTCCATTTTGTGCGGTAGTACCAATACCAGCGTCCACGTCTGCGAATCCAGAAGTTACGTCACGGTTCTTATCCTGACCAGAGAATGCTGTATCGACTTCGTCGAAGAAGGTCTCAGCACCATTCTGATCTTGTAGACGGGATCTCATTGCGAAGATGAGTCCAGTAGGACCGTTCATTGGTTGAACACCAGCCAAGTCATAAGCGACCAGGTTAGGCATTGCACGTCTGATCAGGGAGATCAGAACGGGGTCGAAACCAGCAACAGGACCAGTGGCGGTTGCATCAGCTGAGAAACCAGCTGAAGAAGCACCACTGTTGGTGTTCATGGTGGGGGCTTCCATCAGGTTGATACCTGATGAGAATGCTGCTTCCTCTTTGAGGAATTTTTCTTGGTTTTCTAACAGGACTGCGGTTACAGCACGACGGTGAGAATCTTTGATTGAATCAAGACCATCATAGTCGAGAAGTGGTGCCCACTTTTCCTGCAATCTTTCGGATTGAAACATTGCTTTTTTACCTATAAGTTAATTGTTTGAATTAATGTTAAATTCACTTTTTAAAAGCGCCCAGGGAACGCAGATATGCGTCCATAGTTCCTGTAACAGGAGCTTCTGTTGTATCTACACCCTCAGACAATGTCTGTTGTTGGGCTACTTTTGGAGATGGTCCTTTAGTGGAGAAATATGACTCCCTCAGGGTTTCCAACTTTTCACGATATTCGGTTTCACTTTCAAACTCAACACTTTCGGCAAGTGAGGCGAGCTTCTCTTTCTGAGTAGCCGCTAAGCCTTCAGAAATTTGATCAAGAATAGAATCAGCGGTGGACTCAGCCAAACGCTTATTTAAATCGATGTTCTTGTCAATTTGCTCATTGAGCTTGGTCTCCATTTCATCAAGTTTTTCTACCATGCTTTCTAGCACATCATATTTTTCTTCAGGGATTGTTACATAATGTTCTTCAAAAAGACCCTTCATTCCAGAAAGGAATGATTCAGTCATTTCGGTCTTCAGACCGTGATCGACAGCCAATTCATTCTCGGTCATCCACTCTTCGCAGACATACTCAAGATAGGCATCGACTCTTTCAGTAAGAACGTCTTTCAGACCTTCTTTTTCTTCAGCAAGTCTCTCAGAGTATTGTACTTCAAGAGCTTCCTGAATTTCTTTTGCTTTAGAGTTAAGGGCGGCTTCAAAGATGACCTTAGCCTTTTCTCTAAATTCTTCGGAGAGTTCTTCACCACCGAGGAGAGCGTTAACGTCTTCTTCGACGTTATACTCTTCTTGAGTGGTTTCTTCTTCAGAAACGACTTCCTCTTCGGTAGTCTCGGATTCAGCTACAACCTCTTCTTCAGTGGTTTCAGCTTCTTCTTTAGCCATTTTCTTCATCGAATCTGCGGCTTTAGCACCTCTGTTAACTACATCCTTGACGGTTGCGATCTTGGGCTCTCTGAGCTTTGCCGAATCATCATCAGGTTTGTAGTTTTCGGGGGTTGGACCACCGAGATCTTCTACACTACCGAGCTGTGTGCCTGGATCAGTCAATTTAGGCATTGACTCAGCAGGTTTAGCGTTCGCGTTCACAGCAGTTTTAGATTGCTCCATTTCTTGTAAATCTCCACGAGACATTGTTGAACTACTCCGATTAACCTATTTTAATCTATATTTATTTATAAATTAGTATTTTTAAGCACTCACAGGTTATTCAAGAAATTATTGAATACATCGAGTTTTTTCTCATCAAGTTCACCCTGAGTTACCAGAGTGTTGATTTGTTTGTAGGTTTTTTTAGCTAATGATTCACGAAGGATACCACCTTCCCAAATCCAATCTTTACCTTCCATGATGCCTTCAACAAAAGCATCTGGTGCTGAAGGATCAGCTACGATGTCAGCTGCAGTTGACAACATAAAGTCATCACCAACAACATTTACGCCTTCTCTCGTCTGTTTGAGTGAACCAATTCCTCTACTAGAAACACCCAACTTAACGCCTTCACTAATGAGGGACTCCGCAATCTTACCCATTGGAGTAGAAAGGATCTTAGCCTTACCGATGAAGTTTGTTCCATTCTCTTTGAGTGAAACAATTTTGTGACTGACGCGGTCCAAATTGACAGTCGGGCCATCTGGATGTCCGAGTTCTCCAAGAGCTCTCCCAGAATTTACGTGGTTTTCTGTGTATCTCTGGACTTCTCTTCTCAGAGTTTCCATTGGGTACATACGACCATTTCTGTTCTTAAGGTTTCCTTGGAGGAAAATACCCTCAATGAACATATTCTTCTTACCGTTGCGTTCTTCAACGATAAAATCAACTGTTTCGATTTCTTCTCTGATAAGTTTCATTGATTTAACCTGTGTAACCTACTTTAGCGGCTCTGGATGTGCCAGTTCCATATACAACATCATTTGGTTTTTTCTCAATAAATTCAACTGTCCCTGTGGGAATGGTGATGAAACTTGTTGTAGCTGCACCTACCATTGTTGAGACTCCAATAGTAGCTGAGGAACCAGAAACATTAACTACTCTCAACACTGTAGCTTGTGCTAATGAACTAGCAGCCCCAGGCGTAGTAGGGACCGCAGTCTCATTACCAATAATTAATGTCCTAGCCATTGTTAATCCCTAGTGTATGATTTTATTTATATTTACTCAACATCGAGATCGACACTGGTGTCAAACTCTGCCTCACCTTGTGGTTCGTCGAGATCAACATCGTTATCAAAAATAGATGTTGCTACTTGTGGTCTGATATCTTCAATCTTCGATGCTGTTTTTGCAAACAACATATCTTTGATAGCGTCACTGACCTGAGAAGGAGACTCGTCCTTCACTAACAGATCCATTAATTCTTCCATAATACTAATAATGTTTTAGTTATTTAGATATCACCACCCTTGGGAGTTTCGTCAGGTTCTGGTTCTGCAGGAACTGGGGGAGATTGAATTGCATTTGGAGCTCCACCCATTTGACCCATCTCCATAGCCTGAACTTCGGCAGGATCAGGAATCTTACCATCCTTGATTTCCTCTTTAATCAGTTGATCCTGTTCCTTGATTTCAGCATCAGTCTGTCTGAGAACATTTCTTCTGACATAATCTTGAGAATAATACTTACCAATGAATGGTTCAACCAGAGTTGCTTGGTTGATTCTACTCTCAAGAAGTTCAGCGTCTTTCAGTTCAGCAAAGTGATTATCATATAGGAAGTCATATTGAATGTGATCAGACATGTACTCCCAATCTTGAGGAGTAACTACGTTTTTGAGAAGAAGTTGAGTCTTCAACATATCATTAAACATAGAAGAGAATCTCTTTCTCATTCTTCCAACAAACTTGGAAAACTTGATTTCATCTCTCAAGATTTCAGAAGAACGACCTAATGAAAAACCACTGTCTCCTTGAAGTCTAGTTTCAGGAACATTCAATGCACGATACAGTTTTTTCTGAAAGTAGTTAATATCAGTAATTTCACCGAGGTTCTGACCGCCAGGAAGTGTAGAAATTTCAGTTCCTCTACCACCTTCACGTCTAGGAAGCCAGAAGTCTTCCATCATGGACATGTGTTTTTTATCATCACGAATCTCACCTGTATTTGCATCATAGACTAATTTATTTCTATAACGCATCATGACATCACGAAGGTATTGTTCTGCCTTAACTTTAGGAAGATTACCAACGTCAATGTAAAAGATTCTACGTTCTGGTGCTCTCGAAAGTCTATAGATGACTAGAGCATCCTCAATCATCATCAATTGATTGAGAGGTTTAATTGATTTGTGTAACCAAGAAAGTGTTGTTCCCTTATTTCTATCTACTAGACCAGAAGTACAATAGGTGACAGAATCGCGAGTCATTTTGATTCCTTTACTACTACCACCAGTAAAGGAATTTGCAATAGCACCCGATTGTGAATTACCAGGAGTATAGATAAAATATTCTTCTAACTCTGGAAAATTATAATTTTGTGGATTATCCCTACCTCCGCCAGCGACTCTTTCAAGATTACTGAGTGCATCCTTTGGGGATTTCTTTATTTGACGAACATATCGCATCTTAGACGAATCGATATATCTTAGTTCTTGAATACCATTTTCTGGTTTCTTTTGATCAATAACTTTATTATAATAAAGTCTCCCATCAATATACCAATCTCGGAAAATTTCATGAGCCTTCTTGTCAAAATCAAGAAGTTCGAGAATATATTTAAACTCTTCTCTTACAATTTTTTTAATACCATCACTGGCATTGAGATTTTGAAGATCAATAGATATGGGGCTATCATTAGTATCAGAAACAATAGCTTCGTTTACAATATCTTCGATCGCACCGTCACACTCAGGGTAGAGTGCCATTGAACGATATCTACGAATAAGGTCGTTCTCGTTTTTATATACTCCTTCAATATCTACATACGAACCATAAAACCCCGACGAGACATAGTGTTCCGAACCATCGTTGTTAGACGGTGGTACTGGAGACACCAATCCAGCTGGGGTCTTTTCGCCATTTTCAATTGAGAAACCAAATAATCTCGCCATTTCAAGTAAATACTAGGAGTGGACTCCTAGTATTTATATCTTGATTATATCAGTCTTCAAGAGTAGCTGCGGTCTCTGTATCAACTGTCTCATCATATGAACCATCAGCTGAGTCATCCGTCTCACCAACAGTGAAGTACTGAACTTGGAAAGTTACAGAGAATTCTTCAACAGTATCAGCGCTATCATAACTAAGTTCGATAGCTGAGATCTCAGAAGGCCAAATGTCATAGAACTTATAGGTTCTCAGAACTGAAGTTACATTGCCAGCATTCTTTTCTGAGAAAGCTTTCTTACCACGACCAAGTTGCTTAACGAAAGCATTGGTCATGTACGAAGTTGGGTTAGTAACGCCAGTTGCATCATGCAAGTTGGAAATTTTATCAGCCCATTTCTCGAAAGCTGTTCTGATAGTGAAATCCTCATCGTTAATGACAGTGATTGTCCATTCAGCGAATGTTCTGTCACCAGCGACTTTCAGAGTTCTACCTCTAAAAGGAACACTAACAGGAGCCACAGATGAAGCAGGTAGTTGAGCTGCTTTACACAAGAACTTGAAAGTGTTCTGATAATCTGCTACCCAAGTTTTAGAGCCAACAGCACCTGGGAATGAGGGAATAGATACCTCAAACAGATTGGGGCGGGCACCCCCGCCCGCCAGAGTTGATTTGAATTGAGATAATGTCTTAGTAGCCATTTTTTGTTTTCTCCTTTTTTATTTTGAAATTAATAGATCAAACAGTACCAACAACTTCACTGAAGTCAACACCAGATCTGGTGGCAACAAAAGTGAGTGTGACATAGTTAATTGATTTTGTAGGTTTCAGGAAAATGTCTGCTCTAAACTCATTGTTATCAATAATATCGGGAGTGTTATTTGTGTCATCACACTTCACAACGAAGTCAAAAATTCCTCTCTTAGCCTGAACATCACGGAGAAAAGGTTCAATAGTGTTAACGAAGTTGGCTCTTGTTGTTGAGTCGTTAAGCTCAAACAGTTGAGCGTCAGCGGCTGATTCAATAGCTTGTTCAACTGTAAGAAATAGTCTTCTTACGTTGATTCTATCAAACGCGGAAGAGTATCCAAGAGCCGTTTTGTCACCAAATAGAACAATACCCAATCCTTTCTTGTTGATGATAGGATTGATTCTTGATCCATAGAGTTGATCTCTATGTGATTTACTTGGGTTGTAAGCCAGTTTGATAGCGTCGTTGATTGTACCTCTTTGAGCTCCAGCTGGAGAGAACCAAGGGAAAGATTCAATTTCAGTTCTGACCATTGTTCCAGCAATGTCTCCATTACAAGGAACATAAACAAAAGAGTTATTGAAACGATCATAAACATACTTCCAACCAGTATCAAATACTGCGTAAGAAGAAGAACTCAGAGGAGAATAATAATTCAAGATATTACTGAGTTTAACTTCATCAGTTGAACTATTAATAACATCACTTCTATGTGGAGAGATAACAGCCATACAATCCTTTCTAGCTTCAGCTATTGCAATCAATTGATTAGCCTTAGCTTGTGAGAGGAGTTTGTCACCTAAACCAGGACCCATCAGAAGGAAGTTAACCTCAACATCTGCGTCATTAGCAAAGATTTGATATGAAGTTTGAAGACCTCCCAAAGTAGCTGCATGTCCACCAGATGCTGAATAGTCAACACCACCAGAAAGTGCATAGGACTTATTACCAATGGCTGAGAAGACAACACCTTGTGCGTCTTGACCCCATTGACCTGCACCAACGGTATTAGGTACGGTATTGGAACTAAATCCACCTGGAGCTGGTGATGTTCCCCAGAATGCGTCAGCTGCATTTGATGGACTATATCCAGCAAAGATATAATTAGAACCATTGATGAGATAGTCCTTATAATATGTCTTAGTGGGTGCTTCACCATCAGCGGTGGCATCCTTAGCCTTAGAAAGGAAGGTATGTTTCTCAAGGATATTACCTTGAATACCAGTTACGGAACCGCTATCATCAACAACTACAATGTGAAGTGAGTCATTTCCACCACTTCTTGCATCTGAGAAATTAGAATCAACTGGTTTGCCAGCAATTGTATTCCAAAAAATTGGAGTGTTTAGTCCAAGGGTTTGTTGATCATACCAATCAACCGCGGTCGATGGTGAAATGGAGTATCCAGTTGATACACCAGATGAATTCTTGAAATTCAGTGTGCCACTAGTGGCAAATGATGAGAGTGAATTACCTTTACTATAATCAATATTAGTTACTGTTCCAGTTGAAGAAACTCTCTTGAGAACTTTAACATCAATAGATTGTGAGGTTCCAACAGCGGTAGTAATACCTGTGACAATACCTTCAACATATCCAGTAAAATCACTAGTTGTTCCAGCTCCAGCAATAGTTCCAGTAACCGCAGCTGTGACAGCTGTACCAACAATAACTTTGAGATGGTCTGTAGGACCGACTCCTGTTGTGGTAAGACCCAGTGTCTGATCAGCTTGATTGTCAATGAAACAGACTTTTAGTCCATTACCCCATTGACCAGGGTTCTTAGCCGCCCAGGTAAAATCAGATGAAGTACTGTAATTCTCTTCGTAGTCATCCGTATTTTTGATCTTAAGATCAGAGTCTGTTCCCAGTCCAACACCCGCATTGGCATTGACTAAAGTGTCTCCATCTGTTCTTATTACTTTCAGGACTCCACCATATGAAAGATATGAAGAAGCTGTCATCCAATACTCATACTGTCTATCAGTTGACAGTGGTGATCCGAATGATTCTAGAAGTTGGGCCTGATTAACAACCTCAATTGGTTCGTCTACAGGACCGAGTTGGAAGGGGCCAGCGATAGCACCAATATTGTTGACAACATTGTCAACTCTTCCCACTGTTAAGTCAATCTCTCTGACAAGAATGCCTGGAGATAATTGAGGAGTAGCCATTTTTTCTCCTTTGAATTACTCATGTTTAACTAAAAAATATTTAGGTTTATGGGTATTTTCAGGGGGTAAAACAGGACGAAAACTACCAATCTGGGTATTTCCAATCACTCATGGGATTCTTCTTCTTTCGATCTTCTATAACTTTTTTCACTGTACAGTTTTTACAGATATATGAGTAAGATGAAGCTACAGCTCCTTTATCTTTCCTTGTTCTATAAAAATCATCAACTAAATTTTTTACTTCGCCACAGAATCTACACCTTCTATCGGAGAGGAGTAAATGACCTAGTTTGAATTGTCCATCTAAATCCATGGTTTAGTATTTCCACATGTAGTCCATTCCTCCCCCCTGGTCTCCGTATTCATCGGTAAACCACCTGTCTCCGTCTGCATCCACAAAACTAGTATCATCAAGTCCATCATTAATGAAACCGAAGGGTGCCATATCCTGCTCGATTTGATTCTTTTGTTCCTCGTATAATCGTTTTCTAACATCTTGATCTGTAAGTTCTTTGAAGTAATCTTGAGCTACCAACCAGGCATAAATGACAAGACACATGGCCAGGTCATCATTACATCCTTCTTCTGCCTCAAATGAATTGTGTTTTGAAATGAAGGTAGTGAGTTCTGAAATAATCTCATAGTCATTGAAGATGAGTTTGTCCTCTTCAATCATTGTCTTGAGATTGAGTGACCCAATCTTTTTGACAGTCTTAGACATCTTAACACCCAATTGTGTCTTCTGACCAGAGAAACCTTGTCCTACAATCTGACCAGCACGACCTCTCATAGAACACATTAACAGGTTCTGATATTCAAGGTCATATTGTAGGATACTTGCTACTTGATCACCAACATCATTTACTTCACATAGAATGAAAGCTTCATTATAACTCTTGGCTATATCATAGATGACACTTGGGAACAACATCGGTTTTATAGTATTGTCCCTATACTTCGCTACAACCTTATGGGGGAAAGTTGTTATGTCAACAACAACAAAAGCAGAGTAATCGTTACCAACACCCCGTGCAACATCAACAGACATGGCGTAATCGTGTTCTTTTTGTGGTGCTTCATGAATATCTAATCCTGCATTTGATTTGATTGGTTTGTCAAATACTAAAGATTTCAACTTACTAGGTGCAACTAGTGTATCAACAGAACCAAGGAATTCACACTCAAACTCAATCTTAAATTGTTGTTCTGATGTATTAGCAATGGTCTGTTCTTTCCAAACAGCATCTCTACCAGGGACTTCTGACCAGTGAACATCAGTTGGTACATATTCGTTTCTTTTCTTCTCCGAATCAGTCCACATACGGTAGAAGTGATTCATACCATGTGGGGTAGAGACTATGATGACTTTTGTGCTTTTACCAGAAGTAATAGTAGGATAAACAGATGCAAAGAACGCGTCTGCAATATGGTTTGGAACGAAAGCGAATTCGTCAAGGAAGAGGATATTAAACGACATGCCTCGGACAGCACTCGCAGATGTAGAAGCTGCCAATATCTTACTGCCATTTTCTAACTCGATGTTTCCTTTGTTCCATACCAGGATACCCTGTTGCATCCATTTAGGTAAGTTCTCATATGCAGTTGCTAACCTTGCTAAGAGTTCTCTTGCAGTTGTAGCTTTGTTAGCCAAAATACCGATGTTTACACTATCATTGAAGATGGCATAGTGAAGAAGGTAAGACACACATGTCGTGGACTTACCTGTCTGTCTTGGCATTTTACAGATATTAAATCTGTGGTTGTGGAAATTATTGATTAACTTCTCTTGAAAATCATAAGTCTTGAATGGTTGAAGACCATGGTCCAGGGTCACAATCTGGACATAGTTCTGTGCGAAATACACAGGGTCATCCTTACATTTGATATATTCCTCAATCTGTTCTTGTGTGAACTCAATGGGGGTATTAGCCTTCTTTAGAAGGGGATTACCCAAATAAACATCATTACTCATAAATTACCTCAACAATTCCAAGCTCTCAGTGATTTATTGATTCTTGAATCTGGATCATTTGCTGTTTTGGCTGAAGTCAACTTCTTCTTCATACCTTTCATTCTTGCACAGAATGAAGCTCTTCTCTTATTTCCAGGTTTCTTGGAAGGAGCTTTCAGGTCAGAACCTGGATTATCTCTTTCATAAGACTTACGACCCTTCTCATTCAAACCACCTGAAGAGTTCTTACCAGACTTTTTTGTCCAGGCTGCACCCTCCCCAATTTCAAATCCTTCTTTCTTCATCTTCTCACGTTTTGCCTTAGCCTTAGCAAGAAGTCTATCTCTAGCTGAATCTCTTTCTTTCTTAGGGATGTCAATATTTGTCAGAGCATCAACCTTCTGATCTACATCACCAGGGGCATAACCTTCACCCATTGGTTTGACATAGTTCTTATCAGGACCAGGTTTGGCTGTATCACCACCCTGGCGTCCAGCCATTATTACTAATTCACCAGGTTGTCTTGGAGCCAGGTCAAATCTCTGAACCATACATCCAGGATAGACTTTTTCTAGAGCCGCAGAAACTTCCTGTCTCGTTGGTTTTCTAACCTCTGGGAAGAACATCTTCATCATCATAAACTTGGCTCTCCAAGTAAAACTAACGAG